CGGTTTATGACCGATGCCCGCACTGGCAACAGCCGCTCGGTCTGGTTCTATGAAGAGTTTGTCAAGTTCGACCTGAACGATGATGGCATAGCGGAATTGCTCTATGTGCGCCGTTCGTCGGACTTCAAAATCTTTGCCATTGAGGAAATGGAAGACGAGGAAGATCATCCGTTTGAGGATTGGTCGCCCTTCCCGATGCAGCATCGCCGCGTTGGTCAATCGTTGGCTGAAAAGGTCATGGACATTGAACGTGTCCGCACTGTGCTGCTCAGGCAATCGCTGAACGGCATTTACATTGCCAACAATCCATCGACCTATCTGCACGAGGATTCGATTGGCGAGAATACGATTGAGGACTTGCTAACTGTACGCCCTGGCAGGATTATCCGGTGGAAGGGTGGAACGCCGCCGGTTGAACGTCAGGGCAATTTCGATCCCGGCGCTGGCTTCACCATGCTTGAGTTCATGAACCGGGAGCGGGAAAGCCGCACTGGTATTACCCGTCTGAACATGGGGCTTGATGAAGATACGCTCAATCAGACTGCACAGGGTCAGGCCCAGCTTATCGCGCGCGGTGAACAGGTTGAGGAATACGTAGCACGTAACTTCGCCAACGCGGTTGCTCGATTGATCACCAAGAAAGCGCGGTTGATGCAGCGCTTTGGCCAGCCCATCATGATTCCTATCGATGGAATATACGTGCAGGTTGATCCGCGCCAATGGCCTGAAGATATGATTGCCTCGTCGCGTGTTGGCCTTGGTGCAAGCCGTAAGGAACACCGTTTGGCCTTCCGCCGCGAGGTCGCGGGGATGCAGGCACAGGCCTATGCCAGTGGCTTGCCGATTGTGGATGCTCAGAGCTTCTACAACAGCGCCAAGGGCTTCATTGCCGATAGTGGCCTAGGCAACGTCAACGAGTTCTTCAATGAGCCTCCCAAGGGACCTGACGGGCAACCTATTCCGCAGCAACCAAAGCCCGATCCGGCGATGATGCAGGCGCAGGCCAAGATACAGACGCAGCAGATGACCGCGCAGGCCAAGGCGCAAGAGGGCCAGCAGCGGTTGCAGATGCAGCAGGCCGAAATGCAGCAGCGCTTGGAAATGATGCACCAGCAGGGCGCGACACAGGCACAGATTGCTGCACAGAAGAATGCCTTTGAAGCGCAGATTGCACAGGATCGCATGAACAGCGAGGCCCAGCTTGCGGTGCGTCAGCAGCAAATGGACGCGATGCTGAAGGCGCATGAGATCAATACCAAGGCGCAGACTGATGCGCATATTGCGTCGTTCAAGCCGGGTGGGGATTTGGCTAAGTGACCAGCCTCACCAACCCCCAGCGTGTTGAACGCGCCCGCCAAGCCAAGCTGGCGCTGGATAACTTCCTAGCCCCCGCCTTTGAGGTGGTGGAGATCGAATACGCAGAGAAGATGATCAACGTTGCGGCTTCGACCGATCCCCGCGCACCGGAGATTATCGCACGGCTTGCTAACGGCGTGAAGGTCGCTCGGCAGGTTCGCACACAGATCGAAGCAATGGTTTCAGATGGCGATGACGCGCAGCACATGATCGACCGTGCCAAGCGCATTGAAGCCATGACACCATCGCAGCGCCGCTTGCTGAATATCGGCGTAACGTGATGGCCGATCTGGCGCGTGAGAAAGCATTTTATGATCTGCGCAATGAAGGGAAAACATACGCGCAAGTTGGCGAAGCTTTTGGAGTGACCGGAAGCCGCGCCATACAACTCGTTCATAAGTATCGGCACCGCTTGCGGCGCGAACAGAATACCTAATTCCTAACGGGAACTGACAGCCGGAAAGACGGCCAAAAACAAGAAGCCTAATCAAAGGACGCTCAATGACCCAGCCTAATGAGGCAGTCGGCGGCGGCAATGACACTGTTGTTGCGGTTGAACCGACTATCGAAGATCGCTTTTCCGCGCTCAACACCAGTGAGGACGACAAAGAGGAAGTGGACGATGGCGCAGAGCCATCCGATGACGACCTAAGCAACGCCCTACAGGCCGAAGAAGATGACGCTGAACCGGTAGAAACCGAAGCCGCATCCGAAGATGATGACGGCCCGGCCATTCCACCGCCTGTGTCATGGACAGCCGAGGAGAAGGAAGAGTTTAAATCCCTCCCCAAAGCACTGCAAGAAACGCTCACCCGCCGCGAGGCAGAGCGTGAAAAGTTTGTGCAATCCAAGGCACAAGAGGCTTCCCGCGCCCGTACTGAGGTACAGGCACAGGCAGTCGCTGAACTGGCAACCCTGCGTGAACAGCAACTTGCGCAGATCAATGCGTTGCTCCCCCCGATCCCTGACGAACCCTCTTCATTCTTGCAGGTTGAAGATCCCTATTCCTATGCCGCCGCGCACGAACAGCGCAAAGCAGCCATTGCCCAGCACGAATATGCGCAGCAGGTTGCCCAAGCCGTTGTTCAGCATCAGGCGCAACTGGAAGCGGGACTGAACCAGCAACAACAACAGGCTTCACAGGCCCTGCTTGCTGAAAAATTCCCTGAGTTTCTCGATACCGCCAAGGGGCCGGAATTGCGCGATAAGCTGCGATCCACCGCCCTTGCTCTCGGATACTCTGACAGTCAGCTTGCCAATACTGATGCAGTCGATGTGCTTGCGATCAAAACAGCCAGCGAGTGGAAGGCCAAGGCCGATAAGCTCGATGCACTGATGGCCAAGCAAATGGCGCGCGTCCGTGAAGGTAAGGTTCCCCCCAAGGTGTCTCGTCCCGGCGTTCCGCAGGGCAAGGGCGCAGCGGAGAACCAGCGATACACTGCTGACCGAAACGCCATGCGAGGCGGTGACAAGGAGGCGGCTTCCCGCGTTTTTGCGCGCTTCGTCTAACAAAAACAGAGCCGGGATAACCGGCCACAGATACCAAGAAAGAGAGCCAGAAAATGGCCGTACCATCAGGAACTACCCAAACTTATGGCGTCATTGGTCGCCGTGAAGACCTTACCGATGTCATCCATGACGTAACCCCAACTGACGTTCCGTTCATGACCGCGATTGAAAAGGGTTCTTGCACGAACACTTTTCATGAATGGCAAACAGACGCTCTGGCAGCCGCTGACGGCACCAACAAGGTGATCGAAGGCGACGATCCAACGAATGACAGCATCACCGCAACCGTGCGTCTGGGCAACTACACCCAGCTCATGGACAAGGTGATCCAGGTATCATCGACGCAGCGCGCATCCAACAATGCGGGTCGCGGTGATGAACTGTCTTACCAGCTTATGAAGCGCTCGAAAGAGATCAAGCGCGACATGGAAGCCCGTCTGACGGGTAACTATGCCTCGGTTGCTGGCGGTGCAGGCACCGCTCGTGAATGCGCTGGTTACGAGGCTTGGATTCAGACCAACTATGACCGTGGCGTAGGTGGTTCGTCCACCGCGTACAGCGGCGGCATTCAGGCAGCGGCAACCGATGGCACCCAGCGTGCTTTCTCAGAAACCCTGCTCAAGAATGCCTTGCAGTTGGCATGGACCAACGGCGGTGATCCGTCACTGATCCTTGTGGGCGCGTTCAACAAGAAGCAGTTCTCGCAGTTTGCGGGCATTGCTGAACAGACCCGCGATACCGGATCCAAGCGGGCAACTATCGTGGGTGCGGCTGACGTTTACGTGTCTGACTTCGGCCAGCTTAACGTAACTGCCAGCCGTTTCTCGCGCACTCGCTCGGCACTGGTTGTTGATCCGACGATGTGGAAGCTCTGCTATTACCAGCGCTTCAACACGACCGATCTTGCCAAGACCGGCCACAGTGATCGCAAGATGCTTGCTGTCGAGTTCACGCTCGAAAGCTGCAACGAACTTGGCTCAGCGGTAGTGGCGGATTTGACCACTTCTTGAGCCTAAACAGCGCCCGTTAGAGGCGTGACCGTGGGGGTGGGTTTCGGCTCACCCCTACACCTATTCAGGAGCCAAATATGGCCCGTCCGCGCAAGACCCCGGTTGAGCCGATTGCGGCTCCCGCTGACTGCACCGTCACGAATTGCCTACCCGGCACCCGCCTTAGCTTGGGCGATGGCCGCGCAATTGAGCATGGCGAGAGTGCAGAAGTCTCCCCCGAAATTGCTACATTTCTCCGTGACCGGGGACAGGTCGCATGAAGCGCCTACTTGATTATGACGCCTTCACCGGCCTGATCACATGGCACGAATACGACGAAATGACCGGCGAAACCATGCTCCACTACGAGCAAGACGTTGAGGACATTCTCGACGACAACAAGGCATCGGCAAACGATTACTCCAAGGGCAACCTTGGTGAGATGGCGCATGTCGCCTCAATCCCGGCTTCGGTGCAACTCAAGTGGCTCTTTGAAAAGGGCGTTGACGTTCACAACCCCGGCCATCGCGGCGCGGTCGCCAAGCTCCTTGATGATAGCGAATGGCGGCACCTCAAGCGCCTGCCCATCCAGATCGGTAACTATTCATGACCAGCGATCCTACGACATGGACCGATCTGAAGGCAGAGATTGCCGCGCTGGCAATCCGTGACGACCTTACCGATCGAATCCCCGGCTTCATTGCCTACGCTGAACGCATCTTCAACCGCTCGGTGTTCTCGCCAGAACGCGAGGAAACTGTCACCCTTAGCTTTACAGGCCAGAGCGCATCACTGCCTGCTGACTTCTGGGGCGTTCGCACGGTCTATCTGGATGCATCGCAGGATGCTGTTCTGGAACAGGTAACGCCTTCCAAGCTGCGCCAACTCTATCCCGATGCCAGTGCGGGAACACCTGCCAAATTCGCTATTGAAGGCGAAACCATGCTGCTTGGGCCGGTCCCGTCAACGGCAAGCGTTGTGCTGACCTATTGGCAGACTATCCCGGCCTTGGGTTCGACACAGGCGACCAACTGGCTGCTGACTGATCACCCTGATCTGTACGTCAACGCCGCGCTTGCGGAATTGTACGAATACACCCGCGATCCGACTGAAGCTGACCGGCGCGGGGCCAAGGCGGGTGCGATCATGGAAAGCATCAACCGTGCGGGTCGCCGCCGCATGACCAACTCGGGGCCTTTGCAGGCTTCGGGGATCGTATCTCAAGTTTCCCGCTACGTGCGCGCATAAGGGTAATAGCCCATGTCATCGACGGCAACAACTTCGCTCCGCTTGGAAAAGCAGGGGACGGGGGACAATAACAATACCTGGGGAACCAAGCTCAACACCACGGGGCTTGACCTGATCGACACCGCGATTGCGGGGCGCACCACGTTCACGCTGTCCGGCACCAAGACGCTGACCAGCACCAACTATGCCGCCGATGAAGCGCGGGCAATCTTTCTGGACATCACCAGCGGAACGGGCGGCACGGTCACAATCCCCAGCGTGACCAAGACCTATATGATCCGCAATGCCACCAGCGGCAGCGTGATTATCACAACCGGCAGCGGCACGACTGCGACCCTGACCAGCGGAACGACTGCGGGCGTGGCCTGCGATGGAACTAACGTCTATCTGGCACAGCAGCTTGACTACGGCTCAAGCCTGCTATCGACAACCGCGCCGCCAACGAATGACTATCACCTTGCCAATCGCGCCTATGTCACCACGGCGGTCAACAATGCTGCACTAGGCCTGTCGCTTGGCGCGGGCGTTGCATCATGGCTTGAGACACCGACGAGCGCCAAACTGGCAACGGCTGTCACCGATGAAACCGGCAGCGGCTCACTGGTATTCTCGACCAGTCCAACACTGGTCACGCCTGCCCTTGGTGTACCTAGTTCGGTCACGCTTACCAATGCCACGGGCTTGCCGGTATCGACTGGCATTAGCGGACTTGGCACGAATGTTGCTGCATTCCTTGCTACGCCTAGCAGCGCCAATCTTGCAGCGGCAGTAACGGGCGAAACCGGCACTGGCGCATTGGTCTTTGCTGATAGTCCTGCACTGACTGGAAGCCCAACCGCACCAACGCAAAGCGCACACGATAACAGCACGAAAATTGCGACAACCGCTTATGCAGATGCAGTTTCCGGCCAGTGGTCAGCAATCGGCAGCCAGATCAATCTGGCGGGCGTAACAAGCGGGACCTTTTCAAGCATCCCGCAAACTTACCTAGCCCTGTCAATTACAGTCCAAAGTGTGCAGGCGACATCGGGGACGCCGACATTCAACATTGAATTTTCAGACGATGGGACAAACTGGACCAGTACAATTGCGATAATGGGTTCCGGCCTATCAACAACTGTTAGTTCTCTCGGCTCTCTTTTTATACCAAACTACACAAAGACTCTTGGCGTGTTTTCACTTGCATTAGGGCAAAGTGCTTCAACACGTGTTCTTTTTTCATCGGCGGGCGGCGGCGCTACGGCTCTCGGCTGGAAGCTTGCTGGCGGCATAACGCACATTCGATTCAGCACTAGCGCCAGCACGTTCTCACAAGGGACGTTAACACTGTACGGCCTCACCTGATGAGGCAGATTATTGCCCCACCACCGGGACTTGTATCGGACGAAACAACATTTGCCACGCCGGGAACCTATGAGGATGGCAACAACGTCCGGTTCTGGCAGGGCAAGCCACAAGTCATTGGTGGATGGGCAGAGGCTTTAGGATCGGCACTGACCGGCACATGCCGCAACGCCCATTCTTGGACTGACAACAGCGGCAATGCCAATATCGCATTCGGCACACATAGCGCCTTGCAGGTCTATAAGGCTGGCGCGCTCTATGACATCACCCCAAGCGGGCTGTCAGCGGGGGCAATCGACGGCGTAGGCGGTCCCGGATTTGGTGCGGGTGCTTATGGCGGCGGTGTCTATGGCGGCGGCGCTGGCACTGACTATTGGGCGCGCACTTGGTCGCTGTCGAATTACGGTCAGGCCTTGATGGCGAGCCCGCGTGGCTATGGGCTGTATCTGTGGTCAAACGATACTGCGGTGATCGCCAGCCATGTGACGCAGGCTCCGGCCAATATCACTTGCATGATGGTGACGCCTGAGAGGCAGGTTCTCGCATTCGGTTGCAACGAGGAAATTTCAACCACGTTCAACCCGATGTGCATTCGTGGGTCAGATATTGAAGATTACACAAACTGGACGACGCTCCCGTCCAATAATGTGTTTGAACAAATTCTGGAAGGGGGTGGTCGAATTGTCGGGGCGAGGCAGATTGGTTCCTACATCGCAGTATGGACCGATACCAGCATCCACCTAGGCCAGTTCATCGGCGCAGTAGGCCAGACCTACCGCTTTGACCGGGTAGCTGACAACTGCGGCTTGCTTGGCCCGAATGCTGTTACTGTAGTCAATCAGCGCGCCTATTGGATCACGCCAGACTTGCAGGTTTATGGCTGGGCGCTCGGTTCACCGCCTGCACCTATCCCATGCCGCATTCGCAATGACTTCGTGGACAATTTCGTAAGGACGCAATCAGAGAAGGTTGTGGCCTGTCCGGTGGGCCATTTTGGCGAAGTTTGGTTTTTCTATCCTGACAATCGCGATGGGCTTGAGAACAGTCGCTACATCGCAGTTTCAACCGCTGATGGAACATGGTTCAAGGGTGTGATGGCGCGCACCGCTGCTATCGATGCCGGTGCAACGCAGTATCCCTTGTTCGTTGACCCAACCAGCTACGCATATTGGCACGAGAACGGCACCAGCGCCAACGGTGGGGCGCTTACATGGCATATCAAGACCTCTGACCAGTATCTGGGCAAGGCAGAGACTTTCTCGCTTGTGCGGGGCTTGTGGCCCGATTTTGAGGCACAAACCGGCACGGTCAACATGGAAGTCTATTTTCGTGACTATCCGCAGGCCACCATTCGCACGGTTGGCCCTTACACTCTGGCAACCAACGTCTCGAAAAAGGACTTCATGGCGCAAGGGCGGATTGGCGCAGTCAAGTTCTATGGATCCAGTGCGCCCGCCTTCATGCGGTTTGGTGCGCCCAGTTTCGATATTGTGGCCACGGGCAGGCAGTGACCGATTACCCAAGCTGGCGGCAGGCGCTGGCAAAGGCAAATGATCCGGCATTCTGGCCGATCACTGCCATTGATGAACTTATATCGTCTGGTCACGCACAGTTCTGGGCAACCGACAAGGCGGCAATCGTCACGCATGTTGTGACCTATCCCGGTGGCGCGGTGGCGGTGGAAGCCATCGCCGGGGCCGGATCGCAGAAAGACATGATCGAAAGCATCGGGCCTGCGGTTGAAACGTGGGCGCGCAGCATCGGGGCAACGCATCTGAAAGTAGCGGGCCGCGCCGGTTGGTCGCGCCAGATGAAGCCGCACGGATGGCGGCATTACCAAGATATTATTGTGAAGGGCCTCAGCGATGGGCAGTAAGACTTCGACGACCAATCAGATCACCACGCAGACCCCGGTGATACCGGACTATGCTGGCACGGCTGCACAGAACTATTACCCAATCGCCAACAGCATCGGCTCGGCGCTCAAAGACCCTTATGCCTACGCAACCCCATCCAATAACCTGCAACAGCAGGCGGGCATGGGCGCGCAGAACCTCGGCAACTGGATGCAGCCGCTGGCCAATTCCAACGCCTACGCGCTTCAGGCGGCGCAGACCGTGCTCGATCCGGTTAATGCCAACTATGCCGGTGTAAGCCTCGCCAGCGCGCCACAGTCGCCTAACCTGTCAACCTATAACCCCGCGCTCGGTACGGCGGGACAGGCACAGGTCAACACCTATGGCGGCACATCGCTTGGACCTGCCGGTCAGATGCAGGCGGCGCAATATGGCGGTGCATCACTTGGACCTGCGGCACAGGCACAGACTAGCACGTTTAATGGCGCGAATGCTGGCCCGGTATTCACCTACAACCCCACGAACGCAACAAGCCAAGGCATCACCGCGCCTAAACTCGGCAATGCAGCGGGCTATAGTGCGACCGGCTATAACGCTGCCGCTCCGGCTCAGGCAGGCTATGCGGGCGCAGGGCAGGCGCAGGCAGTTCTTGCCGGACCTGCCAGCCTCTCGGCGGGCGCTAACCTTAGCCCCAATGTCGCCACCAGCGCCAACACTAATCTTGGCGCGACGGCCAATAAGGCAACTGCACAATCGATGCTGGACGGGTTCCAGAACTATCTGAACCCAGCAACGGGCGCACTGGTCGATCAGACACTGGCAGGCTTTGACAGGAACGCCGCACAGACCCTTGCTCAGCAGAAGGCCCAAGGCGCGCTCAATGGTGCATTCGGCGGTTCACGCTTTGGCATTCAGGAAGCGCAGACCGCGCAGAACCTTGCTGACACCCGCGCACAGACCGATGCGACCTTGCGCAACAATGCCTGGAATGCCGCCGCAGCCAATTCGCAATACGATACGACCAATCGCCAGAACACATCGCTGTTCAACGCTGGCGCACAGAACACCCGTGACGAAAGCATCGCCAATCTCAATCAGAACAACAACCAGTTCAATGCAGGCGCTCAGAATAGCCGTGCAGATATGATCGCGAGCCTGTTGCAGAATAACAACCAGTTCAATGCAGGCGCGATCAACAGCAACAATCAGTTCAATGCCAATCTTGGCACACAGACCAATGTCTCGAATGCTGGCAATGTCACGCAGGCGGGAATCGCCAATGCGGGCAACCAGACACAGACTAACCTCGCCAATCAGGCATCACAGAACGCCGCGCTGCAATTTGGTGCGAATGCGCTCAACACGGCAGGCCAGTTCAACGCGGGCCAATCCAATCAGTTCGCACTGACTAACGCTGCCAACCAGCTTGCAGCCAACCAGTTCTCGGCAGGCGCGGCGAATAATGCCAACCTCGCCAATCAGTCAGCAATCAATGCTGCCGGTCAGTTCAATGCAGGCGCAGGCAATACCGCAGCCCTGACCAATGCCGGATTTGCGCAACAGGCAGGCCTCGCCAATGCGGCGGCTCAGAACAATAACAGCCAGTTCAACGCAGGCCAGATCAACACGCAGGCACAAACGCTGGCACAGCTTCAACAGCAGGCGGGGCTAGCTAACCAGTCAGCATTGAACGCGGCAGGCCAGTTCAACACCGGACAGGGCAACCAGTTCGCGCTGACGCAGGCCGATCTTGCCAATCAGGCAGGCCTCGCCAACATGGCCGCGCTGAACAACAATGCGCAGTTCAACACTGGCGCGCAGAATGCCATGACGGCGGATAATCTCGCCGCGCTGAACGCCTCGGGTCAGTTCAATGCAGGGCAGGCCAATAACCTCGCCTCACTGCTTTACAGCACGCAATCGGGCCTCAACCAGTCGAACGCCGCCGCGCTCAACAACAACAGTCAGTTTAACGCTGGCATTGCCAACAACACGGCGCAGTTCAATTCCGGCCTTCAGCAGCAGGGCATTGCCAACCAGTTCAATCTTGCGAACATCACCGGCCAGAACGCCAACGCCTTTGCGAACAACCAGATCGCGGATGTCAACGCGCAGCTCGGCGCGGGCAATGCGCTGTATAACGTGCAGTCGGCCTACAACTCGGCACCGCTTACGAGTCTTGCCGCCTATAGCAGTGCAATGAACCCCGGCCTGATCGCTGCGATGTCTGGGCAGTATGGAACGGTCAATGGCACCAGCACACAGCCAAATGGCCTGCTTAATTCACTGATCGGCGGCGCGGCAACCTTGGGAGCTGCCGCTATCTCAGATCGCCGCCTGAAGCGCGACATTAACCGCATTGGTGAAATGCCCAACGGCCTTGGTGTCTATGCATGGCGCTATGTGGACGGAACTCGCCGCCATATCGGTGTGATGGCCGATGAAGTCGCACGGATCAAACCGGAAGCACTTGGACCGCGCATTGGCGGTTACGCTTCAGTGAACTACGGAGCAATTTAATATGGCCATATTTGGCTCACTCTTCGGCAAGAAGAAGAACCTTTGGGATCAGCCTGATCCTTTCATCATGCAGCAGCCGGGCCAAACTGGTATTCGTCTGCCGGTGAATGCGGGCGCAAGTACCACAGTCCAGCCTAACCCGTTGTCATATCTCGACGGCGGCAAGATGGGCTGGAAAGATGGCCTAGCACTGGCGCTTGCCGGTGTCGGTGATGCATTCACTCGCGAGGGCGGCGGTAGTGGAGACATGATGCAGTCAATGATTGGCCGCAATCTTTCCCAAGCTGATGCGCTTAAACAGCGACAAGAGGCGGTGGCAGCGGCGCAGGCGGAACAAGCCCAAGCGATGCAGGACTTCATTGGCATTGGCTATAGTCCCGAAAAAGCGGCAGCGATGGCACATGGCAATATCAAGCCGTCAGACCTGAAACCGGAAATGTTCAATAACCGCGCCGGTGATCGGATGGCGGTTGGTGCAGACGGTAAGCCCCAAGAGATTTACCGCGACAACAGCCCTGTATTCCAGACAACGCAGGATTCGGTTTATGCGATGGACCCTCATACGGGCGGCAATTTCCAGCAGCAGCCCCAAGGCGGTATCGTTCACGCCCAAACGCCAGATGATATTGCAAACCTGCCGGATGGTTCATCGTTCATTGCGCCAGATGGTTCGTTGAGAGTTAAGCGGGGAGGCGGTGTCGGCAACGGCACCAGCGGGTTTCGCCGCCCCTACTAATGCGTCTTTCCCTGACCCTATGAAAGCACCCGGTCACATGACTAGCGGGCGCAGGACGCCAGAAGGCAACGCACTGGTCGGCGGTGTTCCTAATAGCCATCACCTGACAGGCGATGCGGCGGATTACACTGGCGCTTCGATGGATGAGCTGCGCCAGTATTTCGGCCCGAATGCGCGTTATCTGCCAGAAGGTGATCATACCCATGTGACGCTGCCGGGATATGGGCGGGTTCCGTATTTTGGCCGCAGAGGCACCACAGGATTGAGAGGTTACTAATGCCACAGCCTAATTGGTGGGAAAATCACCCCCTTGCAAATGATGCTCCCCGTCCGATCATTGCCAACCCGCGCCAGCCTGCACAGGTGCAGGGTGATATTTTGGGTAATGCTCATGTCAGTGCGGAAACTAACCAGATAAACCAAACGCTGCCGTCAACCGTCAGTAAGGCCGCGACTGATGCGGCGGCGGCACGGGTTAAATTCCGCTCTGATCTGCAAGACCAGCAGCAGAAGGCTATGGCTCAATATCAAGCGCAGGTTCTAGCAAAATTGCAGGGCGATGCGATGTTGAAAACAATTGATAAAGCGCAGGCCGATGTAGGCCCTTGGTCTACCGGTCTAACCGGCATGATTGCAGGGAAAATCCCTGGCTTTGCTGGGCGCACGACTGATGCCCGTGAACTGAAGCAGTACCTTGATACGATCAAGGGAAATGTTGCGTTCAAAGGTTATGAAGATTTGAAGGCAGGGCTTCCACAAGGTGCGCAAGGCGGTATTCGCCTAACCGGTCCTGAACTTGATCTGTTGCAGAAATTACAGGGCAATCTTGATCAGTCAGGCGATGTCAAAGTTATCAAAGAAAGTCTGGCAAACATTAGGGCGCAGTATCAAGCCTCAGCCCTAAAGGCGGCGGGCATTGATCCGAATGACCCTAATATTCGCAAAAGAATGAATGCGTCGGCACCGCCACAGCAGAACGCCAACGTCATCGACTTTAACCATTGGGGTAAATAATGCCTGATGTACGGATGCCAGATGGCACAATCATTCGTAATGTTCCGGCGAACGCCACCAAGGAACAGATACTTGCTGCGCATGGTCGTGCGCGAGAGGCAGGCGCTGTTCCCGATACTCGCCCCACATCATACTGGCAGGGCTTGGTTGAAGGCACCCACAAGGTCGCAAACAATGTGATTAGAGCGGGTGATAACGCCAATCCGATCATGTGGGCTTATGATAAGGCTATGGCCGCGCTTGGCCATCCGCAGCCATCTATGGCCGATATTACAGATAAGGCGTTCCATGAAGCGCGGGCCAAGTCTGATTATCAGGGGTCAAACGCAGGTAAGATCACCGGCAATATCATAAGCACAGTCCCGGCAGTATTGGCGACAAAGAACCCTTGGGTTAGCGGCGCTATATCTGGCGGAATGATGACCGATAAGCGCGATCTAGGCGGCATTGCTGGCGACATGGCAATAGGCGCAGTTGGTGGCAAGCTAGGTGATGTTGTCGGCAAGAGGGTTATCGCGCCAATCGCGGCAAAAACGATTGCTCCGCTTGTACGAAAAGCCACTCCGGTTGTTCGCAAGATGATGGGTGGCGGTGTCGCAGATGCTGTAGGATCATCGCCATTCGCGCTTTCGCCAGATCCTGTCAGCACCACTGAAAAGAGCCTTGTGCGCATGTCTCCGGATATGCAGCAGATGACGACTAATCTGACTGATGCTCAACGCCTTGGCTTACCCTATTCGCTTGCTGATGCTTCTCCTAAAACCCGCATTCTTGCAGGTTCTGTATCGCGCAAGTCGCCTGATGCTCGACAGATTGCAGAGGATGCTTTTGGGCCTCGAGCACTTGGGCAGGCAGATCGTGCCGTGCAAGCCATTGACACATACCTCGCACCGGTAACGAATATTGAGCAGCGCGCTGCCGCGATTAAAACCGCCGCGCAGGATGCTTCACGCCCATTCTATGATACGGCCAAAGCCCGCGCTGCGCCAGTCGATGAAGAACTTGCAGCCATGTTGCAGCGCCCAGCGGCAAAGCAGGCGCTTACCGATGCGTACACAACTGCGAAAAACTCTGGAATTGATCCTGAAAAAATCGGCTTCAACCTGAACAACCAGGGCGAAGTTGTTTTGCAAAATGCGCCTTCGTTTGAAACGCTGCAATTAACTAAGCGGGCGCTAGATTCACAACTCGAACCAGCGCGTAATCAGATCACCGGAAGGCTGAACCTTGAAGGTAGGCCTGATCTACAAGCCGTCGATGGTCTGCGCCGTGATTTGAACAACAGAATGGGTTTTCTCAATAAGGATTATGCGGCGGGCAATGAGGCATATGCCCAGCAAATTTCTCGCCGCGATGCTATGAACCTTGGCCAAGATATGGCCAGAAACAATATCCCGCAGCGCCAATTTGCTACCGGTCTTGATCGCATGGGCGGAAACACCCTGCCGGAATTCCAGCGCGGATTTGCCACGTCGATGGCGGATCAAGCCGATAAGATGCGAATGTCAGGCAATCCCTATAATGCAGTTTATGGTTCACCACTTCAGCAAGGCAAGGTGGCTGCGGCATTCCCACAGGGCGCAGAAGATTTTGGTCGTATTGCCAACCTTGAAGGCGATATGTCTAAAACCGCGTATGAGACGATTGGCGGAAGTCCAACCCAAGCGCGCAACATGACCGATCAGCTATTCGACCAGAACATTGTCGGGAACATGGCATCTGGCATTGCTAGTCCGAAGACCGCAATCACCAAGGCTATCTTGAAGAAAATAGTAGATCAAGCTCGCACGGGTGGCGAAAAGAAAGCCGCCGCGATGGCACCAGTTCTGTTCGACATTAACCCGGCGAATGCGCTGGAGTACCTAAACAATATCGCGCAACAGAAAGCGCAACGACAAGCGCAGCAGGCGGCTTATGGCAGACTATTCGGGAGCATGGGGGCCGCTGGAATGATCGGCCTTGCTCCCCTCTCGCAGTGACCAGAAATAGCGAATAACTGATGCAATCAGTCCGTTTGCGAACGTGACAATCAGAATGCTCTCGGTGTTCGTCATCCCCGCAATCTAACACAATCCACCCCATTCGCAAGGCTCGCTTCGGCGGGCCTTTTCTATGCCCGAAAGGCCCATAATGGCCCAGCAAATCATCTTCCGCGTTCAGGACTTGCCGCAGACCACGGTGCAGAACCTGAACGCGCTTTCAGCAGAGGTCGCCGCAGGCGGAACAACTGGAACATCGGGAACAGAGACGTTCTCGATAGATGACGGCACAGCTTCAGCGAGTGGCACATTCACCTTTGATGATGGGGCTGCTGCATGACGATCAAGCTGCGCCGCGATACCGCTGCCAACTGGACGACCGCCGCACCAACGCTTGCCGCAGGACAACCGGGCTATGAAACCGACACCGGAAAGCTGAAGATTGGCGACGGTGCAACGGCATGGGGAAGCCTTGCCTATTTTGGCGGCACCGCTGGAACTGTCACCAGCGTCAGCCTGACCGCGCCTGCTATTTTCAGCGTGGCGGGAAGCCCGGTCACGACCAGCGGCACTCTTGCAATCACGCTGGCGAACCAAACGCAAAACCTTGTTTGGGCATCGCCTAACGGATCAACCGGCGCGCCTACATTCCGCGCACTGGTCGCTGCTGATGTACCAACGCTCAACCAGAGCACAACCGGCAGCGCGGCAACCCTTACCACAGGCCGAACCATCGGCATGACGGGTGATGTTGTCTGGACAAGCGCCAGTTTTAACGGCTCGGGCAACGTCACCGGCACCAGTGCGATTCAGGCCGGTGTGGTTACGCTGGCAATGCAGGCCAATATGGCAACGGCTAGTGTGGTTTATCGCAAGACCGCAGGTGCTGGCGCGCCAGAGGTTCAGACCCTCGCCACGCTGAAAACCGATCTAGGCCTGACTGGCACCAATTCAGGCGATCAGACCATCACTCTCACGGGTGACGCAACCGGCAGCGGCACGGGTTCGTTTGCGGTTACTGTCGGCAAGATCAACGGCACGGCGCTATCCGGCCTTGCGACCGGCATCCTGAAGAACACCACGGCAACCGGCGTTCCAAGCATCGCGGCGGCAGCAACGGATTATGTTGCACCAAGCGCCTATGCATCAGCAAACGGCCTCACAATGGCGACAGCGCGCCTTCTGGGGCGCACCACAGCATCAACAGGTGCGGCGGAAGAGATAACTGTCGGCAGCGGGCTTTCGCTCTCCGGCGGCTCCCTGACGGCAACTGGCGGCAGCGGCGATATGGTGCTGGCCTCTGCACAGACCAACTCGGGCCTAAAGACGTTCCTTGATGGCACACTCGGCCTTCGCAATGTCGCCAATACCTTTACCGCACTGTTCACCAATACCAACACGGCAGCGCGCACCTACACGCTCAAGGATGCCTCTGGCACACTGGCTTTCACGTCTGACATCACCGGCACCAATTCGGGAACGAATACGGGCGATCAGACGATCACGCTAACCGGCGATGTGACGGGCAGCGGGACCGGCTCATTTGTTGCGACGATTGCCAGCGGCGCGGTCACACTCGCCAAAATGGCCAACATGGCGACTTCAAGCCTGATATACCGCAAGACGGCGGGATCGGGCGCGCCTGAAGTCAACACGCTGGCGACACTCAAGACTGACCTTGGCCTGACTGGCACGAATAGCGGTGATCAAACCATAACCTTGACGGGTGATGTCACCGGATCCGGCACGGGTTCTTTTGCCGCGACTATCGCAAACAGCGCGGTGACGAATACCAAGATGGCGAATGTTGCCACAGCGACATTCAAGGGGCGCACCACGGCAGGCACAGGCGCACCAGAAGACCTGACCGCCACACAGGCAACCGCGCTGCTGAACGTGTTTACCTCGACACTGAACGGCCTTGCGCCGCTATCGGGTGGCGGAACAACGAATTTCCTGCGGGCAGATGGTACATGGACCGCGCCTAGCAGTTCAGCACTCACCAACTGGACTGAAGCGGTCAACACCAGCGCGCCGAATGCCACGGTGCCGGTTGTCTCGTTAACTGCTGCCAATGCCGCGACCGATGTTGACGCGGCACTAAAGCCCAAGGGCGCAGGGGCTATAACTGCCCATATCGCGGATAGCACCTCAACTGGCGGCAATAAGCGCGCCCAGCGTTCCGTTGACTGGCAAACCCAAAGAAATGCCGCAACACAGGTAGCGTCCGGTGCCTATTCAGTGCTTGGCGGCGGTTATCAGAATACTGCCAGTAATACGTCCGCCTGTGTTCCTGGCGGCGAAAACAACGTGGCCTCTGGTGCGGCAGCCTTTGCCAGCGGCAGCGGAAACACTGCAAGCGGCGATCATTCTTTTGTCGGTGGCAGCACAAATATCGCATCAAATTCTGATGCTACGGCATTCGGGTATTCCAACACGGCAAGCGGCCTGCGATCCTTTGCAGCGGGATTTAGTACAACATCGTCGGGCGACTATTCCACGGCGATCAGCAATAACTCCACGACACGCGGGCTTTACGGCTCATTTGCCAATGCGTCCGGCAACTTCTCTGTTCAAGGCGATGCCCAAACCGGGGCCTATGTTGCGCGTGGCCAGACAACCAACGGCACACCCAAGGTTCTGACCTTTGACAATTCAACTGCGGGAACGACAAACCAAGTCGTTCTGCCCAATGACAGCACCTACTTTATTAACGTGTTCATCGCCGCCCGCCGCACCGACGCGGACAATGGGAGCGCGGCCTACATGTTCCAAGGCTGCATCGACCGTAACACCAACGCCGCTTCAACTTCACTGGTGGGAACGCCGGTCAAGACCGTTCTGGCGGAAGATACGGTAGCTTGGGACGTTACCGCGACCGCCGACACAACCAACGGCGCGCTGTCGATCACCGTCACAGGTGAGGCGGCAAAGACGATCAGCTGGGTCGCATATATCCAAACAGTAGAGGTGGTGGGCTAATGGCCATTCAGACAGCAATCGAGCAGACCGACATCGGGATTCCAGCACCGGAAGCCTATGCGCGGATCATGGAATTTACCGGGAACAAGAAATATCTCCAGTACCGTGTTGCGGTCTATATGAACGCGGCGGCGCGGGAGATTGGCGGGCAACCTATCCGCATAGAACAGTACGATCTGGAAACACCAAAGATCACTGGCGACATCATGGCCGCGCTCTATGCGGATCTGAAAACGCACCCCGGCTTTGAGGGGGCTAGTGACGTATGAGCATCCAGACAGATAACGTAACGGACACGCTGACCCCCAGCACTGGCACAATGATTGTGGCTGGTGCGCTGTCACGCAATGGCCTGACCGGGCTATCTGGTGCAATCGGCGCGACCATCGCTGACTATTTCTCGTCCACCCTGTCACTGGACGCCAGCAGCACCTATCAGATCGAGTGCGAGGCCTATTTCCTGAAGACTACGGCGGGAACCGTCACCTTTACGTGGGCCTTCAGTTCCGCCTCCACCATGTCATCCAGTTTCTACGTAGGAACTCCCGCAACGGGTTTCACAACGTCAACGATCACGGGCGCGATAGTGACCGGTGAAGCGCACGTTCAAGCCGCCACAACAATGGCCCACGCTGCCAGCGCATCACTGACGACTGCCGTATATCACTCGTTCCGCTTCACAGTGACAGTCCGCACCAACGCAGCAACCACGATCCAGCTCCGCGCTACGGAGAGCGCAGGCACGATCACACCGCAGGCGGGTTCGTACATGTCAGCGGTCAAGATACTTTGATGAGCGGGGGCTTATAAAAAATGAGGCAGGGCGCGCAACAACGGCCAGTGACGCATGAAGATATTCAGGAGCGTCTGGAATCCGGTCAGATGAGGTTCGAGCATGTGGAACAGGTATTAGCCAAGGTCGAAAAGGCACTGACTGAGGTGATCAAGGGGCAGGAGGAATTTCGCTCTACGATCAAGCCGATCAGCGAGGATATTGCCGAAATAAAGGACATGGTGGGCGCTTGGAAAGCCATCGCAACCGCTGGCCGTTTTGCCAAGTGGCTCGGCGTGATCGCCGCATCGATAGCCGCCATTATCGTGCTCATGAAAACCGGCGCACATGCCATTGTGGAGTGGGGAAAATGACAGCAACATTCGATGACTGCCTAGCCGTAGTCTTGCGCGAAGAGGGCGGGTTCGTGGACGATCCGCACGATCCCGGCGGCACGACCAACCTCGGCGTAACCAAAGCGGTATGGGATCATTGGGTAGG